GCGCCGGCAGCGTTGGGCCGTCATTGTTGCCCATCGGCGTGCGGGAAAGACAGTAGCAACCGTCAATGATCTGATTCGCCGCGCAATACAGGACGGCAAGCAAAACGGGCGCTATGCCTACATTGCTCCACTGTATTCGCAGGCCAAGCAAGTGGCGTGGGACTACCTGCGCCGGTTTGCCGAGCCGCTTATGTCGGCATCCAACGAGACAGAACTGCGCGTCGAGCTAGTCAATGGCGCCAGGATACGGCTGTACGGGGCAGATTCCCCAGATCATTTGCGAGGTCTGGCAATTGATGGCGTAGTGCTCGACGAGGTTGCGGACATGAAGCCGCGCGTCTGGGCAGAAGTCATCCGTCCTGCGCTATCGGATCGTCAAGGGTGGGCGGTGTTCATTGGCACGCCCAAGGGGCACAACAGCTTTTATGACATCTGGCAGGCGGCGCAGGACGATCCGCAATGGTTCGCGCTGCGGTTGAAGGCAAGCGATACCCACATCATCGCGGACGACGAATTGGCGAGCGCCAAGGCGCAAATGTCTGACGATCAGTACGCGCAGGAGTGGGAGACAAGCTTCGAAGCGGCAATCCAGGGCGCCTACTACGGCAAGGAGCTACTAGAGGTCGAGGCGCAGGGCCGGATAGGCAATGTCCCAGTAGAGAAGGGGCTGCCGGTGCATACCGCGTGGGACTTAGGGATAGGCGACAGCACGGCCATCTGGTTCGTCCAGCAGGCTGGCAAGGAAGTGCGGGTCATCGACTACTACGAAGCATCGGGCGTCGGATTGGATCACTATGCCAAGGTCTTACAGGCAAAGGGTTATCTGTGGGGCGAGCACATTGCGCCCCATGACGCGGCGGTCCGTGAGCTTGGGTCGGGCAAGAGCCGCATTGAAACGTTGGCTGCTCTGGGCATTAAGGTGCGCATCGCATCCAAGCTTGGAGTGGACGATGGCATCAACGCCGCCCGCCTACTGCTCGCCCGGTGCTGGTTTGACAAGGGGCGCACCGGCGAAGGCGTTGAGTTGCTGAAGCAGTACCGGCGTGCGTGGAACGAGGAGCGCAAGTGCTTTGAGCCGCGTCCGTTGCACGATCACACCAGCCATGCTGCCGATGCTTTCAGGTATCTGGCGGTGGGCCTGAAGCCGGATCGCAAGCTAGAGCCGATCAAGTATTCCAACGCGGGGATTGTGTGAACATCCAAGAGTACGCGAAGATGCGCGGCCAGATCGACAAGATGACGGGCCAACTGGAAGCGGCGTTTGCCCTCATTCACGCGATTACGACGCAGTTGGATCGGCAGGAAGAGCGGCTCAACGAGATAGAAAACAAGCGTGGGCCGGGGCGCCCGCCTAAACAGGTGGAGCATCATGCGTCTGACTGACGACGAGCTGGTAAGCGCGATTGAGGCGGAAGAGACAACCGCCATCAATTGGGCGGACGGGCCGCTGGCTGAAGAGCGGGCGCAGGCGCTGGATCGCTACAACAAGCGTCCTTACGGCAATGAGGTCGATGGTCGCTCCCAAGTGGTATCGAGCGACGTATTCGATGCTGTCGAGTCGGTCATGCCCGGACTGTGCCGGGTGTTCCTGAGCGGGGACGAGGTCGGCAAGTTCGATCCGCAGTCAGAAGAAGACACGCAGGCGGCAGAGGTCGAAACGCAGGCTTGCAACTGGTACATCTTCACCAAGAACGACGGTTTCGAGGCGATCTACACGGCACTAAAGGACGCGCTGCTGCTTGCTAACAGTTACGTCAAGGTGTGGTGGCAGACGCGCGAAGATGTGATGGTCGAGCGGTACACCGGCATGAGCGACGAGGAGGTCGCCATGCTGGGGCAGGATGCCGAGGTCAAGATCGTCGAGCACTCCGAGTACCCTGATCCGCAGGCGGCGCAGATCATGGCCCAGTACGGGGCGGGCATGTCGCTTGAGCAGCCGCCGGTCCCAATGCTGCACGACGTGAAGGTCGAGCGCGTGCGCCCGGAGGAGTACGTCGCCCTGTGCGCCGTGCCGACAGACGAGATCTTGGTTAGCAAAACGCACCGCGAGACATCGCTGCTCAACTGCGACTTCGTCCAGCATCGCCGGGAGATGATGGTCGGTGAGTTGCGCGAGCTTGGCTACAAGGTTCCTGCGGACATTGGCGAGAGTGACGACGATGATCTGCGGCCCGAGGCGCTGGCGCGGGAGCGGTACGAAGAAGATTCGCTCGACGACGACGAGAACCCGTATGACGACAGCCGGCGCCGGGTGACGCTGCGTGAAACGTGGATCAGGCTAGGCGACAACGGCGGCAAGCAAACGCTGTGGAAGGTGTGCATTGTCGGCAAAACGATCTTGCGCAAGGAGGAAGCAGATCACATTCCGATTGCTGCGTTCTCCCCGATCCTGTATCCGCATAGCCATGTGGGAACGTCGTTCTTTACGCTGGTCGAGGACATTGCCGAGCTAAAGACGACGATCACGCGGCAGTATCTCGATAACCTTTACCTGCAAAACAACAGCCGCAGCGTTGTCGATGTAAATCGCGTCAACATCGACGATCTGTTGGTCTCGCGTCCGGGCGGCATCGTGCGGGTGGATGGCGATCCGACGACGGCGGTGGTGCCTATCGTGGCCCCGGACGTGGGCGGTGCGGCGCTGAACGCCTTGGAGTGGCTGGAAGCGATCAAGGAAAACCGGACGGGCGTTGCTAGAGTGAACCAAGGCACGCTTGATCCCAATGCGCTCAACCGGACGGCGACGGGTGCCAGCCTGATGATGTCCGCAGGGCAGGCGCGGGTGGAGTTGATCGCGCGTTGTCTGGCAGGCGGCATTCGCGATCTGTTCCTGCTGGTGCACGCGACGGCGCTCAAGCACTCTACCAAGCCGTTGCAGATGCGGATGAATAACAAGTTTGTCGCTTGTAATCCGCGCGAGTGGAAGCGACGGACAGACTTTAGCCTGAGCGTGGCACTGGGGACGGGAGCGCCCGAGCAGCAGCTTGCCAAGTTGCAAGGTATCGGCCAGTGGCTCGCGCAGGGAATGCAGATCGGGCTGGTGACGCCGGCCAATCTGTACGAATTTGGCAGGGAGTACCTGAAGGCGGCGGGCTATCGTTCTAGTGACAAGTTCCTGACGGCTCCGCAGCCGGGGCAGCAACCGCCGCAGCAGCCGAATCCGATGGTTGAGGTTGAGAACATCAAGCAACAGTCGGCGCACGCGCTCAAGGACAAGGAATTGGCGTTTCAGGCGCAGCAGGGCGGGCAGGAAGCGCAGATGAAGGCGGCGCTTGAGCAGCAGCGGATGCAGAACGAGATAGCGGCTCAGAACGCGCAGGCCGAGGCGGACATGGTGCTGGCGCGGGAGAAAATGCAGCAGGAAATGGCGCTAGAGCAATACAAGGCGCAACTGGCGAGCGAAACGCGGGTTAAGGAAAAGCTGATCGAGATCGCCGGCAATGTGTTGGCTGCAAGCATGGCCCCGGAGCGGGAAGATGGCGCCGACGCTGGCGAGACAGAGGGCGAGGATGCTCCGCAGATGGGCGCGATGATGGAGCAACTGACGGCAATGGTTGCCTCATTGGCTCAGGCTGCTAACGCCCCCCGGCAGATCATTCGCGGGCCGGATGGGCGCGCGATGGGCGTGGCGCCGATGCAGCAGGGGATGCAGTAGTGGCGTTGACGCTGCGTCGCATTAAAGGCTCGCAACTGACGTGGGACGAGGTTGACGCCAACTGGACGGCGGGCAGGACGTTCGACGGCCCGGTGCTGCTGGGGCCGGAAGCGGTAGCGTGGGACGATCTGCTGGGGGCGGCAGTCAACCTGAAGACGCAAGGCACGGGCGTATCAACGAACCTCGCAGAGAACCAAGTCGAGTTCACTACAGCGGCGAACTTGAACGATTATCTGCTGGACTCGCAGCAAATTAGTCATGCGTGGAATGGCGGTGCGGTATTCCCGCACCTTCATGCGTGGCAGACGACGGCTGATGCTCCGAATTGGCTGGTGCAGTACCGTTGGCAACGAATGGGCGAGCTGAAAACGACGGCGTGGACGAACCTGAAGTGCAATGCGCCGGTATTCACTTATCCTGGCGCCGGCACGTTCCATCAGTTGTTCAATACGGCAGACGGAATCACGCCGCCGGATGGGGCGGGGATCAGTGACATCCTGCAATTCCGGGTGATCAGAGACAACGCGAACGCCAGCGGCGTGTTTGCCGGCGCCGATCCGGTAGCGGCGACAGCGGCTATATCGTCGTTTGATACGCACATTGCCAAGGATGCACTGGGTAGCCGGTTGATCGGGACGAAATACTGACGTGCTGGGCAATCTCTACGTTGCGGCGAAGTATTGGGCGTATGGGTACAGCGACGGCATGGCAAATGCCGGCGGCAGCAAGCGCCGGAAGGTAGTCATCGGGGAAGAGGTGTTTTGGGCCAAGGATCGCGATCTCCCGGCGCTGCTGGAGTCGCTGCTGACGAAGCCGGAAGAGGCTCCGCAGGCGCCCAGAGAGGCGCGCAAACGGGCCAGGAAGCGCGCCAAGGCATCAGAGGCTATCCCAATAACCAAGATCGCTCAGGTCGCCCCAGAGAGGCGTCCGGCGGCCTTGGAAAGCGTGTTTGAGGCTGTAGGTGAGGAGGTTTTGCTCTATTCGCTGCAAGTGGCGCTCTCCAATCTGGCCGAGCAGGACGACGAGGAAGTGCTTTTGCTGCTGACATGACGCTAACGGACGAAGCAAGGCGCGGCGACGAGGCTAAACAGGTGCTCTCTGCGCCGGTCTATAAAGAGGCGTGGGCCAGTTACGAGGCCATCCTGCTGCAAATCCTGTCCAACGCGGACACGACGAAGGAGCGGGCCGAGGAAGTGCGAGGGTGGCTGATCGCGGCGAGAAAAGCGCGCGGTCATCTGGAAAGAATAGTGAAAGAGGGCGCGCTGGCTGAGGCGCAGATCAAGCAGGAAGAGACACGCAAGAGGAATTTGGCGGCGCGGTTCTTTCGCGCAGCCTGATCGCCCGACAACGGGCAGCAACGGAGGGCGCCTGCGGGCGCTCTTTTCATTTGAGGTAGCACATGGCAGAGCAGACCACCCCTACCCAGGGCGTCGAGCAGGGCGCAGCACTGAGTGTCGAGCAGCGATTGGCGAATCTGTACGGGGCGAAGATGGAAGCGCCCGCAGACGATCCTCCTGCTCCCGAGGAAGCGCCTGAAACGGGACCCGCACCGGAAGCAGCGGAGCAAGGCGATAGCCAAGCCGATGAACTGAGCGCCGACGACCTACCAGACGACGGCGAGCAGGCAGCGCAGCAATCGCTTGATGAGTGGGATATCGTTCACAACGGCACGCAGCACAAGCTGCCCCGTGACAAGGTGATCGAACTCGCACAAAAGGGCTTTGACTACACCGCAAAGACTCAGGCACTGGCGAGCCAACAGCGGGCGACGATGGAGCTTATGCAGCGGGTGCAGGAACTCGAAGCATTGGCGCCGGAAGTCACCAATGAGCTTGCCCAGGTACGAGCGGCAGAGAGGGCATTGGCGCAGTGGCAGAACGTAGATTGGATACAACTAGCCACGAACGACCCGTTGGAGTACCCGAAATATAGGGCGCAATTCGATCAATTGCGCGAGGCGTACTCGATGGCGGCCAATGCGTACAACCAGAAGGCTGGCGCACTCCAGCAGCGCAAGGCTGAGGTATCCAAGGCCGTAGTGCAGCAGGAAATGTCGCGCCTTCAGGAAATCATGCCGCAATTGCGCGATCCCAAGGCGTTTCAGGCAGCGGCAGCAGAGATCAAATCGGCGGCCCTGGCGGATGGTTATTCCGAGCAGGAAGTCGATCAAGTGGTCGATGCGCGCTATGTCAGGACGCTCTGGAAGGCGGCGCAGTACGACAAACTGGTGAAGTCGAAAGCCGAGAAGATCAAGCAAGCGCGGGCCGCACCGCCGACGGCGAAGCCGGGTGCTGCGGGCCAAACACAATCGGCAGAAGCCAAACGAATGCAGGAAACGCGCAAAGCGCTCAAGAAAACGGGCGATTGGCGTGATGCCGCATCGTTGCTGGCTCGCCTCAAGTAAGGAATAAATCATGGCGGCGACAGTTGCTGCAAGCAAATCGTATGACTTGAGCGGTGGCGCGCTCAAGGAAGACCTTGAATCGATCATCTGGGACATCTCGCCCCAAGATACTTGGTTCATGAACTCCATCGACCGGGTAGCGGCAAAGTCCACGCTGCATGAGTGGCTGACCGATACGCTGGTGGCTCCGTCGCAGAATGCGAAAGTTGAAGGCGACGCTTTTACCGCCGTCGCCCGCACGCTGCCGGCGCGTCTGAAGAGCTATACCCAAATCTCGCGCAAGGAATT